CCGGTGAATTAGACTGTAACCAATCAAACTGTGTTAAATATGACTCTCGTTGAGCAATGTTGGATATTGTTAATGGATCTTCAGAACCAACACCACTTATACGTGGGTCCACAGTAAGCTCCTGAGCGCAATCAACTGTCAATTTTTCCGACAAATCTGGTACATTGCACAATGCAAAACTTGAACTCATTTGATTTCTAACCCTATCTGGAGCTTTGGTAATCACAGGACGACTATACCCAAAATACTTTGCTATCCCAGCAATTGCTGTAGCACCCATGCTAGTTGCTGTGGCCAATGGTGCAATCTGAGGAAAAACTGTCAGCTTGCTCAAAGTCTTAGCGAATGCTGTTGCAGGTTCGGATATGAAACCCTTCATATTGGCTTCTTTCATCTCTGATGTTCCAGATTGTGAAACCATTGTGAGGGGTTTGTCTGAAGTCAAAACATCCATCTCAACTTCTGAAGCCCAGGCAAACATACTAATGGTAACTGGATCTGTGGCACCATTTGCATGCTTCAAAGATGCCAGCTCAGTGATCATCAACAACCCCATATCTTCCCACTCCGAATCCGGTATGGACAAATAATTCTTATGGAAAAAGAATGGCAAGATCATTTCTCCACCCTGAGAGCATGTTGGATTTATCATCAATCTAGGTCTCTGAGATATACCCACTTTATATGCTGCGTCTGCCAAAGGAACAGTCTTGACTGACATTTCATCATAAACATGTAAGGGCAAATAGGTGATCATCGCTCGACCAAAGTGAAATGGAGTACCATTCACGGTAACACGCACATGTAATTTACACCTAAGCAAATTGAAGTGGGCGATTCGATTGACTACACGAGCATCATTGAAAAACAGCTTCCACGGTTCTATGACAGCATCAACAGAACCACCTTGGGTCCATGTATACGTCGCTATTCGTACTGGACGTGACATGAAATCACCAAGACTAGCTGTATTTGTATCCATCAATCGTCGTGTTGGATCAACATATGCATCAACTTCAGTCATATTTTGAGCATCAACATCTGCAAACTGCACATTCTGTTCAGTCTCAATTTCAGACATCTTGCCTTCCTCTGCACCAGGATCCCCACTTTGTGGAACAAACACGAAATCATCATCAGGCGTTAAATGACGCACACAAATGTCAGACAAAAGCTGCAATGACAAAATGGACTGAGATATCTCATCCACAATTGCATCGCCAAACTCCGTGTTTAAAGCACGCAAGTGTCGAGCATTGCCATTAAGGACTTCTCTAACAAACCTACAATCAGAACAAAGTTTGCGAACATGTCTCTCCTCAATGGACTTGGTGGTGTTTCCCCTGTCACCACAGACCAAGGCGTTTATTTTCGGAGTCACCTGGGTCTCCATCATTTTTGTTTTATATACATTGAAATTACTAAACCTTTTATTTACAACCAGATTTTAGGCTTATAGATCTGGAATTGTGATAGTCAATCACAGAATATTTACAAAGACGAAGCAAGCCTGGAATCAGAGTGACTAACTCTTCAACCGGTATCCAATACTTCGCCCTCCTCTTCAACTTTTGCAGTATGAACTGCTCCCCCATGGTAGATACGGGGAATTTGTGAGTTCTTATTTCGAAAATACTCACAAGCTTGTTTAGAATATCTGGATCCATAATCCTCACATCTAGAATCAAAGTCTGCTTCAAGCAATGGGACCCATCCAACAATTCCAAGTCCTTCAGCGATCTTCCGAACTCCAGACCTCTTTTCCTCATAAAATTCACGTCCATGGAAAAATGACTCCAACAGGACATTGGAAAGATTGTCAGCAAACAGAGTTTTCTCTGAATGACCAGAATTCTTCTTCTTGACATAACCATACAACATTTTCTGCATGGAATCTTCCGCTAAGGCACCTACACTAAGACCAAGCTCTGGAACATAAGTGTCTGAACGCTTCAAGAAATCCACCTCACTAGACTTCCAAAGTTCTTTCATTTCATCAGATTTATTCGGACTGGTCAAAATTATACCATAGTCAGCAGCCCACTTCATAAAGGAAACATTGTTGAATCCAGGAACATCATCGGCGCGGCTTCCCTCCGCATCATCACCGTATGTCATCAAATTTACATGCT